CCATACCAAAGACCCATACCAAAGACCCATACCAAAGACCCATACCAAAGACCCATACCAAAGACCCATACCAAAGACCCATACCAAAGACCCATACCAGGGGGCCATACCAAAGACCCATACCAGGGGGCCATACCAGGGGCCATACCAGGGGGCCATGCCAGGGGGCCATGCCAGGGACCATACTAAAGACCCATACCAAATACAAAGGTCTATACTATACAAAAAAAAGAATAACAAAACAAAACAAAAACTATATAGCATTTTCAACATCACGGGTAAATAACAAAATCATAGTAAAAAGAAACACCCTAAAATAATAGTAAGTATTTCTATAAACAGATAAATCATTCAAACGAACAACAGAAGAATAAGAATGCAAACGATAAAACGCAAAATAAGAAACCGATGAAGCAAAACACCCAATATAAAAATAATCCACATGATGATTCATTATTCCACCAAACTCATGAATCGCTAATGGTCTATCTAATAATTCACTACTAATCTCATCTAAAAGAGAAACAACCACTGCCTTCGTAGATAATAAAGAACGAACACCACCAAATGCACTACTACAAGGAATGAAAAGTAATAAACACAATCCAATCATGTTTATACAAATAATAATATATAATATAAATAACAAAAACAAAACAAAACAAAAACCAAATCAATTTTTTAGATAATAATGATTCATTAAATGAATAAAATTCAACACATCCAACTTACGATCCACCCCATTTTTATTTCGCACAAATCCCAACAAATCACAGCCTTCCCAACCATCCCCAATCCATTTTCGATCCAACAATAGTTCCTTTATTTCTATTCGACCCATATTACAGACAAAAATACGATAAAACAATAAAATACTAATCGCAACGTCATCGGGAATATCCAGTAAATATTCAATAGGAAAAGGTAACAACAACAGACGAATCATTTCCCTAGACAATAAAAACCCAGCCCCATCTAAAAAATAAAAAACATCACCTACAGATCCAATAGGAAAAAGAGAATCCATTCTCTCTAAATAATCTTTCCAACGAGGATTAATATCCAATCGATTTCGATCAATGAACTGAAAAAAAATCGTTCCGATCGAAATTTCCATATTCGATATTATTTCTAAAGATAACACGGAAAAATTCCAAAAAGAAGACAAATTCGTTCGTAAAATAGAATCATACACCAATTCATTCTCACAAAAACGCATCGCCATCATGGTTTTCAACAAAATACCAGGTTCCAAAGACTCTTCGCATTTACAATAAATACAATCGTCTTTACAAATCACATCCTCCATCAAAAAAGGATCTGCAAATACAAAAAAGAAACGATAATCCACCGCAAGCGAATCACCACCTTTCCGTATCCAACATTTTATTTTTTCTCTCCATAATTCTAAAAATAAATCATAAATATCACCGGAGGAAGCAATAATCAATACTATAACAGAATACATTGTCCGTCCTATTAAAATACACAAATCAATCCTTTACATCATTATTATTCTGATATAATTGTTCACAAATAAATTGCAAAGACCAATTCGCACCATTTAAATCGACCACCTCCCCACGATCATTCAATAAAGAAACCGCCATACGATGAATATTTACTGGACCAAAATACTTTCGGTCTTGAGCTTGTAAAGTTCCACCAAATTCTACATAGGTTTGTCCAGGACTATATCCAGATGTTTTGATCGGGACCAACCCAAAAATATCACTTACAAAAACACCCTGATTTTTACTTGTCTTTTTCGTATTTTGCGTATTAATAATTTGATTAATCGAATATAATTGGTTTTGAGTCAAATTATTAGAAGCAACATTCGTAATTCCACTATTCAATACTTGGTTTGTAACCGGATCACAAATATATTTTGCGCGATTTGCATAAGAAGGTAAAGATACATTTTTATCCGCATTAGAAATAGTAATCAGTCCATCATTTAAATGACTAGGATTAAAGTCATCCAAAATAACCATAAAATAATTATATAAATTAATGGAAACACAAGTATCTCCAGTTAATTTAACCATACTTCTAGACAATGTTTTATTATTTATATACGTATTCGAAATACTATATGCATTATTCGTATAAGTGCTATCCGAAATATCATAATAATACCCATTCTGTAAATAAAGAGATGACAATGGATATTCTTGAAAATAGTGAAATCCCATAATCCAACCGAGAGTAGTATCCATCGTGGCATTTCGAACACTAGAATTACCTATAAAACAGGAAACAAAACTATACAAATCATAAAAAACCAGTTTATAATCCTGTGAAGTATATATTTTATTGACATTCCACCGAATTTTCGTATATTCTTTTCCATATATATCTGTAATAAAAGAGATCCGTGTTCCACAGGTTTCTGGATATTTATCAAATTGAGTATTCATCTCATCAAATAACTGTATTCTATTGTAAATTCCTTTAGGAATAGTAAAGGAAAGTGTTCTAGAACCAATCACACCCTCATCCATGGGAATTAATTGGAATTGATTATCTACACCTTTAGATAAATCAATATTATCACTACTTAATTGAATATTACCAGTTATATCAGAATAAGATCCATAATTATTATCATTTAGATTATAAGAAACATCCAATCCTAAATTTAGATACCAAGATGATTTGGTGAATTGAACAACATTCGAATCCGAAAATAAAATAGTATAATCATTTTGACTTAATGTTTTTGTTATATTTACATTTAATACGGCATTTACAGTATTATTAACGCCGGTAGAAGTAATCGAAATAAACATATTTTTTAAAGGATAGGAATTCGTAGCATCACTATAAGAACGGAAAATATTATTTATTCCTGTAGCTAGACCAGAAATACCTTCATAGGTAACTCCAGTAGGTAAAAAAATATGATACGAAATATCCTTAATAATACCATTATTGACACTATTTATTTTATCCGGGTAAACCACCATTAAAAGAGGATATTGATTCCCGGAATAATTACCTTTATCTACCGATGTTCCACTAAAAAAAATATTATCACTCAGTTTTGTATTCACATTAAGACTAACGACAGAAAACCCCAATACATTATATAAAAAAGAATTCGTAATATCGATTCTAAAATTTTCAGTAGAAAAATATTTATTCATATCAATGGACATATGAAATTTAGAATCTAAAGCATTTAAATAAGCTAACGAATAATTATTAACCGTGGCGGTTGTAGTAGTATTTATATTAAAGATTGGTTTACCGCCATTTTTACTTAAATTCTTACTATTCATAACATTAAAACCATTATTAATTTCATTTAAATACCCATTTAAGGAATATCCAACAGAAGGTGTCAAAGAATAAGAATAATTATTGATTCCGCCAACATTATATTGTAGATCATTACATATGAACGAATAATAAATATCTCCTACAATTTTAAAATTACTAGAATACACAAATGTTTCCGAAATAAGATTATTAATTTCATTATAAGAAGCTTCAAAATAAAAACAAGAATTACTACCAATCCAAATAGGATTCGCTATCGAGGTTTCTACTGGAACAATCAATACTGTTTTCGATTGTGGAATATTATTCCCATTATAACGATTTAGTTTAATACTCCATTGAAAATAATACATTCCATTATTTGCCAAGACATTACCACAAATATCCGTTCCTTGGATTTCTATGAAATTTACAGAAGAATCCACCATACCTGGACGATTCAAACGATCATTCATACGAATAATATCATTTACAGTATTATAGATAGATGCTTGAGTTACTCTATAGCCAATATTATTAATATCTGTAATTGGAAAGGTAATAGTAATGGTTTGATATTCGGTAGAAACTCGTGGAATATAATTATTAGTGCTATCTGTATAATATTGTATTATTTGGATAGTATTATTAGTAGCATCAAATGCATATTTACTAATCGTATTATCCAATGCGGTTAAAGATCTAGAAGAATAAACAGAACAAGTGGAATAGGTAGAAGAATTAAATCCAAGAAAACAAGAGAGATGACTCGACCGATTACGATTGGTTCCCGGAACCGGTGAATAAAACGCGCCTGGAAAATAAAATAAATAAGAAGATTCATTATAATGTTTTTGAATATCAATATTAAAGGTAGCTTTACAAAGATTAGGATTATAAGATAAACTAGTATTTCCAAAACTAATATCCGTATAAATCCCGGATAAATTACTCATGTTAGTTTGTATAACACTCGTAATCGAATCACCCTTATCACCTGAACTATTTACAGTAGAAAGTGAATAATTTCCAGGATTAATACTCATCGAAATATCATGTAAACCATTATTAATACCTGGAACATTCCCTTTAATAAAAATAAAATTACTACCATAACTCTCACTAATCGTATACCAAGTATATGGAATTTGGACCGCATACAATTTGAGAGAAAGCACATCCTTTAACGTTTCTGAAAAATTAAACGTAAATTGAGTAGAAATACTATTTTTAGAATCTCTATATTGACTATCAATGGTAATCAGTCGTTGATACGTTTGTTTTAAAATTGGATTTAATTTACCTTTTGCATAGGCAATTGGTGTAGTCAATTGCACATTCGGTTCCTGTTCCTGTATCTTCTCTTTCATAATACCCGAAATCGAATCCGCGATATTCTCATAACCCTCTATTACATCGTCATTGTCATCGTCTTCAAATTCCTCTTCCAAATTAAAAAACCGCTTATAAATATTTACAAAAAAAGTATGTAAAGGAATCATATCGATATTCGAAGGATCGTCATATTTATCAATATAGGACAGTATTTTGGCTTCTAACTCACGATCCGTAGGATGAAATAAGTCTAAAATATCCATTAATTCTTTTTCAGTATAAGAATCGACATCGTATATATCTCCCATTTGTAACTATGTATTACAAACACTATATATTTATTTTTTAATTCTAAAATTATACATATTTTTAATTTCTTGTAAAATATCCACCTTTTTTTCAAATGATTCAAATAAATAGCGAACTGGAAACAAAGTAATACCTTGACCACGTTTTAAATGCCCATTTCCCTTAAAACAATAACCATCTAAAATCTCCATTATTTTTTCTTCTTCGGGTGTCATTTCACTTCGATCAATTCTACGTTTTCCAATATACGTATTACTATTATAATTACCATTCTCATAAATCCATGTTTTAGGATACGTTTTATTACGTATGAATCCAATACCAATAATACGATTGGTATCATTATTCATTTCTAAAACACCAATAAAATCATCTGGTGGAACTTTTATAGAAATCGGAACTGGAGAACAATACGCGATTTTTACTTTAGTATCCATACAAAAGTCTCTATTTTCTTTCCAAGTATTATTATTAAATCGAGAACATGCTACATAGAAATGTTTATGAACAATATGTTCTAAATAATATTGATTCTGTAAAAATGCTCGTTCCTTTTCTTGATTCATTTTACATTTTTAACCTGTAAATAAGGTTATAACATCCTTTCAATTTTTTGTAAAATAAAATAAAATAAAAAATAGAAAGAAAATCCTTTCTATTTTTATATAAAAACGGTCTCAAGTAAAACAAAAAGGTAATCAAGTAAAATATACATTATATGCGGTTTTGAGACCAATAAAACTCAAACGTTATATTTAAGTATTTTTTACAATAAATACTTATCCCATCTATTTCTGGTTCAAAAAGAAAAAAGAATATCTATCTTTTCATATAACATAAAATGGAAGACGATTTGGATATATCTTGGATATTAGAACAAGAACGTCTCGAAAATATAAATCAAAATTGTTGGCGAGAACCATTAACCGAAATAGGGATAACTACTATCTACATGAATCAAAAGAAAGAGATCGAAACCATTGAAAGAGAGAAAATGGACGTTTCCGGAATAAGTATATTAAAAAAGGAAAAATTAATCCAAATAACACAATCCAAAAAGAAATATACTCCTACCAGTAAATATATTTTAAAAGAAACCTTATGGTTTCATGTAGATTTAGAACCAGAAAACATACAACATTTTACCGAAAAGAACGCTTCCTTTTTACATGTTTTTCCTATTTTAGAAGATATTGCATTAACTCCCTCTATTTTTATTTTTCATAAATTAAATACATTATATTTCTTTTTTTATGAAACTATTCTATCCAATCCAATTTCAATCCCACATTCAATAATAAAACCCATCTCCCATAATAAAACGAAAAAAAAAGTAGAAATAATAGAAACGAAAGAAAAAATGCAAAACATAAAAACAACCCGTAAAAAAATGACATAAAAAAACGACAATAAAAAAAGAATCCATCCAAAATCAAATACAAATGTGGAAAATAAAAAATCAAATCATCCTCTTTTATTTTGGTTTAACTCGAAAAACCGATAAAAAGGATTTGATCCATTTATCTACATTACTAGATAACTTACTTTCCCATCTTAAAACCAAACTATATGAATGTGACGATACGGTAGAAATCGATATATATGTGTCGTATTTTATTTTACTGTATAAATTAATTGCATATACGAGAGATATTCAAGGCGGAAAAGGAGAGAGAGATTTAACTTACATGATGATAGATATTTGGTATAAACATTTTCCAATTCTCTCCAAAAATATGTTGAAAATAATACCAAAACATTACGGGTCTTGGAAAGATTTGAAATATTTTTGTAAATATACAAAAAACGAATTCCATCAAATAGAGGATTGTATCCAAATATGGAATAATCAACTCGAAAAAGATATGTATCTATCCACCTCTAGTTCCAATGTTTCTAAATGGATACCGAGAGAAAAATCTGCATTCGGGTGGTTATTTGAAAAAAGTGCTCTAGAATGGTATTTACGAACCAATATCCATCCAGTAAATATGAATCCAATCAAAAAAGAATACCGACAAATAGTATCATTATGGAATCAAACGATAAACCCTCCGCAAATCCAACAAACACAAGGAAAATGGTCTCAAATCGTCCCTGAAAATATATCGGTCACTACGAAATCCAAACAACATGATACCTTTCTAAATACAAACCATCTCTCTAAAGACAAAGAGAGAATTCAATGTAAATGGAATTTCGAAAAATATTATTTACAAAACCAAAACCAAAACCAAAATACCCAAACGCATCTACATTCGTTTCATTTGGGAGAATATATCAAACATCCTCATTTACAAAATCAAAAATATTGGAATAATATCAAAACGGATATTTTACAGTCAAGAAAAGGAGAGAAAATATATATGTTACCAATTGTGAATATTTCAATCCAAAATAGAGAAGAATATAATAACGCAATTGGAATAGCATGTATGATTAGTGAAATATCTGCAATACGGGACCGTATCTTATTATACGATCAATATACTTCTTGGATAAATACAACTTCTCTCTCTTTAAAAGAAAAAATAGAAAGAATACGAGAGAAAACGATAATAAAAGGAACCAGTAATATTTTAAATGCAATCGAATTAATCCAACCAGAACCCAATATAATAAGTATAATCATCAGTGATTTTTCGATGGAACCTTTGGATTTATACCGGAAAATTATCGAAAAGTTTGCTCCAAACAAATGTCCCAAAATCGTATATTGGAATATAGGATCCAAAATACCATTCTTTTCTGTCGAAGATATAAATCATGAACCTATTCTAGTATCTGGTTCTTCAAGTTCTACGTTGAAATATATCTACCAAAATATAGAAAAAATGACGGATACCTATTCTTATTTACATGATCTAGTAAATCAAGAAAGATACAAAAAAGTAGAAGATTATTTCAAAAAGAAAATAATGAAAGAAGAATGATAAAAACATTCTCTCAATAAATAATACTTTCTAATTCCGAAACATGTAATTGATTCTGTTTACTATTTTCTTTATAATTATCTCTATCGATAGAGAGAGTATCTAAATCGGCATATTCTTCTGCAAATTGAGAGAGATTCGAATAATATTCTTTGACCGTTTTTCTCTCCTTCATTAAAGGAACCGCTAATATATATTCGACTAAAAAGTCTTGATATTTGGTTAAACATTCATCCTCACAAAGATCTTGCATAAACGACAAATAAATAAAAGAAAGAGCATATAAATCCCAAGTATCCCAAGATTGCATAAATATTTCCACCAATTCTTTTCCAGTTTTATTTTTACATTCCTTTTGAATAAACTGTTTCCATTTTTTTTTAGAAATATTCACTTCTTTCTCCCATTTTTTTTTTATAAGAATAATACATTTATTATTTGTGTAATAATCATCGACTAAATGTAATAAATCATCTACGGATATTTTATCATTCATCCAAGAAGATTCCGGCTCATGCACATATTCTTGACATACAATAAAAGAAATAATTGCTATTTCTAAACACCACCACGTGCATGTTGGCACATACACATAAAATGCTTTTCGATACGCAATTTCGGTGGTTAATAAATCAATACGAAAAGATAATCCAAAATCAATGATAATAGGTAATAAATATTGATCATCGTATAAAATATTATTATCTTTAATATCATAATGCACCAATTTATATTTGATTAATTTAGAAATACTATTGGTTAAATAAATATGACTTTCAAACAAATTTTTAATAAAAAAAGGGATATTATTTTCATCTAAAAGTGAAAATAAATAAGGTTCTAAAGAGTTTTTTCCAACATATCTAATTTTGGTAGAATAAATCAAATCGTCGTCTTTACTTAATAAATCGCATTTTTGAATGGAATCTGACTGTATATTGGAAAGATAAACTTCACAAAAAGTTAAAATAGGTGCAAACATGGTTCGATACAGACGAATTTTTTTTTTAATATACTTTCCAATCGCCAATTCTTTATCTATATATCTTTTTTTAATTTCGATTTTAGTGACATATTTGGACGATTGTTTATTACCTTTACAAGTAAATCCTGGATGAAATACACATCCATACGCACCTTGGGATAAAAATTTCATGTTTGTTTTTTTTACCTTTTTTTTAATCCCATTTTCCATCCATGTATTTTTTCTATCCACAATCATGTTCATATCCATGTCTGTATTTTCCATTTCTATTCTTTTCTTGTATATAAACCAGAAAAGAATATAATTATTTTTCCGTAAATATATATAATAATTAAAAAATATGAGTATTTCTTATGAATCACACATCTATTCTGGAACCCATATGATTTGTGATATAAAAAAAATAGAAAATCTAGAATTGTTAAACGATATCTCTCAATTAAAAGAACTATTAGATACCATTTGTGAAAAAAATAATTATACGATTTTACAGAAAACCGAACATGTCTTTGAACCACAAGGATGCACCATACTTTATATGTTATCAGAATCACATATATCGATACATACCTTCCCTGAAAAAGAATATATTGCATTCGATTTGTATACCTGTCGTTCTTATGAAAATGAAGGTCTTTGTCCTTATCTAGAAATATATGATTTTTTAATCGAAAAATTAAATGCAAAGAGAGAAATCCCCATTATTTTAAAACGATCGTTTTAACAAAAAATTGATAAAATCTGGATTCTTTCTCTCTTTTATAAAATAAAATAAATATATATGAAAAATGATTTTAGCACACTATGATCTGGATGCATCCAAAGTAGATCAAATATTACAAAGATTCCATGCAAAGTTTAAAAGAAGATTAACCTTCAAGGAAAATCCGAACCCATATCCAAAAAATATCGATATGGACACCATAAAAATTATAGATATATACAAACGAACCTGTAAATATGTAAATGAAACGGAAAACGAAACAAGAACAAATTTAGTGATAAAAATACAATATACTTCAAGACCAAGGACCGGATTATATAGTTTGAATGTATTATACGAAGATTATAAAGACTTACTATAATACATATCCTATCCTCAACCCATTCATTTTTTTCTCTCTAAACAAAGAAATGGAAGAAAGTCCTTTTGAAAAATACCAACATAAAACCGTAATATTATATGTGGAACCATTACTAGATACTTACAATAAAACCTATGTTTCTGCATTAACCCTAAACGCTATGCCCGATGGACCTATTTCTAAATTAATAAAAATATTCAACACTCCAACCCTATCTCCCTTCCAAACCTTTACAAACACTATCCATAGTCCCAATAATTGCACCTATCTATTAATGAAATACCCGAATGCAAATAAATCCATATCTACCAACTGGATGTTGGCAGAAGATATACCAGCCGTATTTTCTTATTTACAGGAAAACAATTATAAGATCGACACTTCTCTCACCAAACTAATGAATCATTCTCAAGTGAATTTAGGAGGAGTCTCTCAAACAAATAGAACGGGAAATCGTAGAATGGTTTGTATGTTTTCGTATTCTTTTCCTAGTAAAATATAACATGACAACCACTAAAAAAATATACGATATTATTATTCTAGGAGGTGGAATTGCTGGAATATATACCACCTACAAACTACTAAAAAAAGATCCATCTCTCTCCATTCTTCTCTTAGAAGCCACCGAGAGATTTGGAGGAAGAATTTATACTACTCCTAAATACCACCTAGAAGCGGGAGCAGGAAGATTTTCCAATAAACATCCTTTACTATTAGAATTAATCCACGAATTAGGACTAGAACCTAAAATGATAAAAATATCCAGTTCCAATGAATATTTTCCTATTCACCATGAAAAAAACGAACATAAAGATGGTATAAAAAAAGTAATACAAGCAAGTAAACGAGAGAAAAAGAGTTATTTACAGACGATTTCTTTTATAGATTATGCAAACCAAATTCTCTCGAAAGAAGAAGTAAAATATATTCTGGATTCGTTTGGATATTATTCTGAATTAGTAATCATGAACGCACATGATGCCATTCAATTAATGTATAATTTAGACACAAATAATCAGTTTTACGTATTAAAAGACGGACTCTCTCAAATAATCGATGAAATGATTCAAAAAATAAAACAAACAAAGTGCCATCTAAAACGAAATCAGAAAGTAGTCCAAATAAAACGAGAGAAACAAATGCCAATTTATTCTCTCGAAACCGAAAGCAACAACATATTTTACACTACTAAAATTATCGCTGCATTACCCAAACAAGTGCTGGAAAAAATCGCCTATTTCAAAAGCCTCAAACCCGATCTAAAAAAAATAGCATGTGCACCCTTATGCCGTATTTATTCTATATTTAAAAACAAAGACAAGGAATGGATAAAAGATCTCCCAAAATTTACCACCAATAACCATTTACGAATGGTCATTCCAATCAATGCAGAAAAAGGATCCATCATGATTTCATATACAGATAATAAATATGCAGAATATTGGCAACGTCTATACAAAAAAGAAGGAATACAAAAAGTCGACGAAAAAATCGCGGAAAATATCAAACAAAGCACCAATATCACCATTCCAAAACCTTTAGAAACGATGATTTATTACTGGTCATGTGGTGTTGGATACTGGGGAATCGGCGCAGATAGTCATACAATCTCTCAAAAAATGATCAAACCATTCGAAAAAGAAGAAATATATATTTGTGGAGAACATTATTCCGAGAGAAATCAACAATGGATCGAAGGAGCATTAGAAACCAGTAATTCAGTTCTTAAAAAATTATATTAAAATATTATATATGGATCGAAGAACAAACCGAAAAAGAACAAACCGAAAAAGAACAAACCGAAAAAGACGAATAATAAAGAATAAAAAACAAGGAGGATATACCCATCGAAGAGTAAGTTTACATTGCACTCCAGATAAAAAAGAATATCCAATCATTTGTAATGTATGTGGTATGAATGACTATATTGAAAGACATACCACTTTAGGTAAATCTAAAGGAAATCAAGCATTCGCAAATTTATTTATTGGTGATACTATTTTTGAGGATATAAATAATGTTACCATTATTTCTTATTTTTGTATTAAATGTGGTATGAGTAAAATTGTAAGAGGTGATAAAAATTATATAAAACCAAGATTGATACCACCATCCTAAACAATATGAAAAGAAAGAGAGAATATATATATAATTCCGACCGACTAATTATATGTATTTATTTAAAATGTTCTCAACTTTACTTTTTACAATACATCATGCTAAAAAGATATCAAACCAAATACAAAAAAAATCATTGACACCATTATACATACCAAAATCGGAAAATCAAAAGAAATATGTAGATCTTTTAACCAATCGAGAGAAATCACTTATCGTTGCATTGGGTCCTGCTGGATGTGGAAAAACATTATTCGCATGTTCGCATGCCATAGAATCTCTCAAAAATGGAGATATTCAAAAAATCGTATTGACTCGTCCAATGGTATCGGTAGAAGATGAAGAAATCGGTTTTCTTCCAGGAAATATTGTTTCTAAAATGGACCCATGGACCAAACCAATGTTTGATATTTTTTCGGAATATTTCTCCATGAATGATTTACATGGAATGATACAATCTGGAACCATCGAAATATGTCCGCTTGCATTTATGAGAGGAAGGACATTTCATCGATCGTTTGTATTAGCCGATGAAATGCAAAATAGTTCTCCTACCCAAATATTAATGTTGGCAACTCGTCTAGGATTCCATTCCAAAATGGTAATGATGGGAGATTTACAACAAAGTGATCGACCCGCACAAATAAATGGATTAGCCGATTTCCTAGATAAATACCAAAAAAGAGTCGAACACGAGGTAACTGGAATGGGAATCGTCGAATTAGAAAAAGAAGATGTGATGCGAAGTGAAATCGTGAAAGAAGTTCTTTCTCTCTATGCAAAACCAGAAACCCCGAAAACCGATAATTCCTACAGAATGGAAATGAAAATAGAGGAATCGTTTCAAGATGCGGCACTAATATCTAAAAAAGAAATCCAAAGACTCGCAAAAAGAAGACCATTATAGATTTTATTTATTACTTTTTTAAGTAATAAATGAAAATAATTGCATACCTAAAAATAAACCAATATTACCGTTTTTTTCTGGTCATTGTATTAGGTCGACGATTAGGCACGAAATTTTTATTAAACATGATTGCTCTCAATAAACGACTTTGTTTTATCGCCTTTTTTCTAGTAGTGCATTTCGAAAACACTTTTTTGGTTTGTTTATTATAAACGGAATAACAATTTTTTTTCTTTCTTCTAATTCCGTATGGCATATAGTATAGTATAGTATAGTATAATAAAGAACTCTATTAAATAAAAAATGGATGGTTCTTTTATAAAATATATATAAGTAAATTGTAAAAATGATTATGGAATCGAATTATCAAAACTGTCATTTAGAAGAAGAATTTATAAAAAAAGAAACATTCGTATTCGAATATGAATACCTTCCTTTCTCTTTTCCATTATTGAGAGATCGTTTAGAAAATCCATATTTACTTTTTGACAATTTAAAGAATTATATACCTAAAATAACCCATAAACCGATCCAATATAAATATATTTTATGGAAAACAAAAATATATCAAATAATAAAATTCAAAAACCAAAACTATGTTTCGATTGAAACCCAAAAAGAAGATTACATGAATATAGATCGTCTCGTAGATTATTTCAATGAATTACCAAGAATGAAAGCACGTCGAAGAGATAAACCTTACAGTGCATTCGAAGCATGGAATAATAAAGAAACCGTTTTGGAAGGATGGATACAAAACAAAATACAAAGAAAAGAATCCATCACCCTACTCGATATGAGAGAACATATCTGGAAAATGGGACTCGAATGTAATGCATTTAAAGCAACCTTGGCAATTTCGATATACAAAATGTTCCAAGCAAAACGAATCTTGGATTTTTCCGCAGGATGGGGAGATCGATTATTGGCCGCAATGGCATATGGTGCAAACAGATATTTAGGATACGATCCAAATCCGGATTTACAAAAAGGATATCAAGAAATGAGAGAATTATTTACAAACCAAAACCAAAACCAAAACCAAACCAATTACGAAGTAAAAATGGAAGCATTCGAAGAAGCCGAAATTCCAGAAAACGAAACGTTTGATCTAATACTTACCAGTCCACCCTATTATGATTTTGAAACGTATATTTCTACGGAAAAAGAAGAGGCCAAAAATCAATCCATTGTGAAATATCCTAGATTTCATACATGGATGGTGGATTTCTTATTTACATCTATACAAAAATGTTGGAATCGACTCGATAATGGTGGAAATATGGTGATTCATTTATCCGATGTGTATAAAACGAATTACGTCGAAGCCATGATTATTTATATACTAGGATGGTGTAAAGGATCTAGATTTGATGGATCGATTGCAAGTATAGGAGATTGTGGCAAACCAAGACCATTATGGGTATTTCATAAATTAGAAACCACCTATATTTCAACCGATAAAACGAGAGAAAAAATGAAATATTATTACAACGAATTATATAATTTACTTTTACAAAAATAAAATATTGTTTTCAATCGTAATATTTTTACTTTCTTCCTCTACTGTAATATTATTTTCTTTTTCTAATATTTCGCGCACTTCTTCTATTTTATCAAAAACATTGACATCTTTATCTCGTAATAATAGGAAAGAATCCTGTGGTAATGCATCTTCTGGTAGTTGTAAAGAATAGATACCATCTAAATATTCATGCATATCGATATCGATGGATTCTTGTAAATCAAATAACATTTCTGGAATCGGTTGAACGGAATCACAAACAATACACGCAATTTCTTTAGTCAATTCATCGATAGAAGGTTTACATGTCCAACAAAAAGGAGGTTCATATCTATTTTTTACATATTCAATCACATGTATTCTAGGTATGGAAAACATGGTTTTTTTCTTTGGTTTTTTTCCAGATGGAAAATAAATGGGAGGAACCGCGATATGGAAACGTTGAGTATCAATGATTTCATTATCTTCATCTAAAATCATGGTTGTTTGAAGTAACTCATATTGTTTTCTTCGAACATGATTACTACTGGACTGGTCCAACATCATCTTCTTATCTTTGGAAATATTTTTTATTTTTTTCAAAGATAAATAATCACTATAAGACATGTTTTATTTTTATAATATACAAATATAAAACAAATTATCCGCGAAAATTAGATTCTAACTCAGAAACACGCTTTTTCAAATGTTGAATTTCTTTAATTAACACCGCAATCAAACCAGTATAATTCACTGACTGCATAGTCTCTCCATCTTTTTCACCGGTAACTAAGAAAGGGAATTCTTCTTGGACTTCATGGGCAATGAGACCAATATCTTCTTTCTTTGAAATTTTGTTATAATAGAAAATAGGTTTTAAATTATCAACCACCTGAGTTACAGGACGAATATTTTCTTTAATACGATAATCCGAAGTTGCATTAAATGTCCCGGCAGTAATAGTTTTAGTAGTCGTAAGATTATATTTTCCATCGCTATCAAAAGAACTGATATTGAGATTAACATTAGTCAAATACTGTTCTGGAACAGCTGTTAAAAAAGTGCTTAGGTCATAAGTAGTAGTTCCTTGTTTATATGTTCCAGCCTCAATCGTTCCTGTCGTTTTAAGACTATAGGCGCCAGTTGTTCCACTTAAACCAAGAAAATTGTTTGTAGAATAATTAGTCAAAGTGCTAACACCAGTGGTAATAAAAGTGCTTAGGTCATAAGTAGTAGTTCCTTGTTTAT